AGATGGATACATAATATCATAAGTTAAATTAATATATACTCTTGCTTTATCATAACCATGTTCAGATTGTGGTGTAAATAATCCACCATTTATTGGTGTTACCCCAGTACCGCTTACCTTATTACCACGTATCATACCAGAAATAGTCCCATCATCTGGATGATACCAATTATACTTTTCTCTACTAATATCTATAGTAAATGTATCTAATGTAGTGGACACTACTGTATGAACTCCATTTAAATGAGAACCCATGATAGATACTGCATCATTATCACCTCCATATCTAGAGTCAGATCTAATACCAGTTATTGCAACTAAACTCCTACTTTTATACACTTCTGAAACTAAATGATGATTGTTGACATGAAATGTAACCATACTAGAATTAGGAGTAAGTTCTACACTAAGTTCGCCCAACATAACAGAATTTATGTCATATCCATTAATATCACTAAAAGTATTGTTAAAAAGTAATTTCCCTGGTTTAGTAATATCAAATTTAGCTCTATATATACTAAACTTTAAATCTTCCATTTGATCAGCAGTCCATGTTGATGCGTTTTGAGATTTAAAAAATACACCAGCATATGGTTGTTTTGATATAATACCAGTACCATCTAATGATTCTTCACCCAATCTAGATACATGACAACGATAATCTTGAGTATCCGCAAGTATTACAATACAATATTCTTTTCCGTGTTTTAAATGAACAGGATAATCAAATCTAAAATTTGTTGCAACTGACCCATCATCCGAAATATTAATTTTATCGGCAGATACTACACATTGATTCCCCAACAAAGTTTGCCCAGGAAATCCAGCAACCGTATCTCTGATTTGAAGTCTTACTGGTATTTGTGGTGCAGTATCAACCGGCTTAGTCGAGAAAAATAAATCAACTGAACTAACAAACATACCATTATCTGGTTTAACTTCTATTGTTTGTGCTAGTGGATCGTACCAACCAGTATCAGCTATTGTAACTCTCCCAGAATACACAGTATCTGTGGTAGAAGTATCCCTAGTTGTATTAGTTTTTACTATTTGCGCCGTCCTAGTCTGCACTATAGTATCTTGAACATTGCTAATAATTCCAGATGCACTATATGTACTTTCAGCAGATGTCCCAGCATCAGATGAATTGTTTTTTTGATCAGTTAATCTAAAATCTCGTGAACCACAACGGAACCTAATACTATCAGTATTTGGAATTTCAAAAAAACCTACTAACTCTCCAGCATTACTAGTAGTTAACGATGATATACTTCCTTTTTTATAAGAATACTTCCCAACATTCTGAGAACTAAAATCACCACCGATTGAAACTATCATTAAATCCTCACCAACAATATACTCAGTATTACTCTGAGGTATGTTATCTATTACTATAAATTCAACATCAGTAGCCGATGAATATATAAGTCCTAATATTCTTGTTCTATAATTACTACTTGCACCCTGCAATACTAATCTCACATTATTTTTAATTTTATTATTAATAATGGTATCATTAACAAATTCAGTAGTAGAACTATATGTATTAGATAAATTATTCATAACAATAGAAGTCGCAGTAGAACAATACTCAGTAACATTTTTCCCATCAAAAAACGCATATAATTTAGTATTCGGTTTCATCGCATCAGCTTTAAACATTATAGGTCTAGACCTAATAAATGGGACGATTGTGGTATCTATTACTTTATCACCAAGTCTTTCTGTCTTTATATTTTCTTGGAGACTAGTAATAACACCTGACTGTCTCTCATGCTCAGTAACCGCTTCATACGTATCTTGAAACGTAATTCTCCTTATGCCCCATCCGCCGTTGCCTGCCCCACTTATTTGTTCAGTTTGTGTTGGACCTACTTGACCAGAAGATTCCCTTGTTGTCCACGAATCTATAATTTCACCCCATTTTGTACCAAGAACTCCTGATTGTTCAACAGTCGCAGCAAATTGTGCATATTCATCACGTTTTATTGTAACATCTGGCGATCGGTTAACATCTCTCCAATTATCATTTGGCGGATTTAAAACAACTCCCCCCCTAAAGGTAAATACGGCATATGGATTCACATTAACAGTTTTTGATGATTTTGGTTGAGTGATTATTTTTTCCTCACCATAAGGCAACATGATAAGTCCATCTTTAATTGTATAATGACTTGAGTTGGGTACATTTAATTCAAAATTAACATTACTTTCAGAAAATTTTGGACGTAATACACCACCCGCATAATCTATAGAACATTGATAATTAACATCCTTTATATCACCAATATTATGTCCTAGAAATGGTTCTACTAAAAATCCATTTTTAAATCTATTATTACCATTGGCATCAGTTATTGTCATATCACTTGTTTCTTTTTCTAATAAACTCAAACTTGTATAATATTCTAAATTTGATATACGAGTTTCTAATTTACGAATATCATCCATCTTATATAACTGATTATCTACCGCAATATAATCTACATCTTTAGCAGATGATGTATATTCAGTAGCTTCAAGCTTATACAATAACATTCCATCAACAAAATTAGTTGGATATGATGGTCTTACTGATGCGTTACCATATTGAATATTAAACATACCATCACCCGTTAAATATATTTTATCTCTTCTTCTTAAATATAAACGATAGTCTGTAATGATACTAGATCTATTTAAAGGATATTTGATTCCACCCGTATGATCAAACACTGATCCTTTGGCAAGTATTGAATTGGATATCTTGGTAAAGGTAGACGCTGGTCTAAAATCCATGTATCCAGATAACCGAATGCCTTTATATTCTGGTATTTCATCATAGTCGGTATTAATATATGAATCTACTGTAGCATAATCACCAACACCATGTGAATAGTAATCATAAATAACCACCATCCTACCTTTAACCGGACTCCTTCCACGTTTAACACTTACTGTTGCAATGTCTATTAATCCATCACGTTGACCACCATCTAATGTATAATTATCACTTACATCATATATACTAAAAAGTTGTCTTTCAGTACCTGTTATAATACCATTACCGTCAGCAGCTGCCGTATTATCCCACGCCACAGTACCACTATTGTCATACATGTTGCCATTCTGTTCATATCGTGATGTCATGTCTTCAAAAAATGGATTATCAGTTACATTAGTTGTTTGTAAAGTTTCTTCCCACGGAGCCATACCTACCCTTTCAAAATATGCCCACGCATCGGCAGCAAATTTAAAATGTTCAGCAGTCATGTTATGTATAAACATCATAGTACCATCTAAATCTACTCTATATACAATATTTATTACCTGTACCGTATTATTACTTCCATCCAGTGAAACCTCTGTACTTGTGTCATATATAGTCGTTTTAACAACATCAGAATGTTTCAATTGAACATGTTCCATAGTAATACGATTTCCAGATGCATCTATTAACGTATTGTCGGTAATATAAGAAGGGTTCCCATTACTCGGATCAGAAGAATACAAATCTACTCCATATGAAGCAGAGACAACAGTCGCAACAGGTTCTGTTATTAATTCATAATACTGTGTCGGTGGTGATACCGAATCACCATCTTTTTTAACAAAAGTAAATGGTAAATATACTTGCCCTATTCTTTTTGTTTTTGTTTTTTCAATCGCCTCTGTCTTAATTAATGGTAATATAACATTATACGTTCCACCTACTGTAAAAGTATCTGATTTTATTGTCAATTCTGTGGAATCAGAACTAACAATATACCCAGCTGATTCTACAACATGGCATTGTCCTGTGGTGCTGGTAGTACCACTAGTATATACCATAACCATTGATGAATTATATGGCATAAATCTATCAAATGATGTTGCCGGTAATATTATTTCTATCTGGTATCCGATATTACCATCAGATGTCGTTGATTGATTTATATACTCTTGTTGATATGTATATGATGTATCTATAGTAGTACTACCAGATACATCATCCACGTGTCTAACTGTTTTAATAAACGGAGTTTCAAAATCAACTAAACCAGAACCACCATCATCATGAACAGTAGTTGCAGATAAAATGCGTCCACCATTTAATGTCTCTAATAAGTTTGTATTGGTTGAATCAAATGTACCACCGCCAAGACTATTATATACCACAGAAAGAATATATCCACCAGATTTGAATGTCGAATTACTAACAGTAGTGGTATCGTCAAAAAGCGATGACCCTGTATGTTTAACTAATATAGTAGTTCCAACTTGTTGATATACTATCCCACGTGTCTTAGTATTACCTTCATGTGCAGCAAACACCATTGTCTTGGCACTAGTTGGTTTTACTGTAACCGAACCAACACCGGTTGATGATAATTTATATTCATGTAACACATTAGCACAAAAACTCCACGATGACTCAATAGTATTTGCAGAACCATCAATATTACTGCCACCCATAGACCTAATATCTGATGCATTATATTTAGATCCGGTAGAACCATACCTGTCATTATATTGTAGATCATAAATACATATTTTAAAAATACCAGATGTATTAGTATCACCGGTTGGTGTTGATATGTTAGACCCATCAACCCCCATCCCATTATTAATGATATCAGATTGATTACCTTGAACAAACTCAACAGACTTTATCCTTGCAGTACCTACAATATCTACACGATATGTATTAATGTTTTGGCTATTATCATCTGGATCATAACCGGCATCGTGCAGAGTTAGATTTCTCCAATTATACAAATTACCATTGGTTATAGTGTTATCATCACTTTTCATATCAGTTATTTCTTGAACTCCATTCGTATCATCGGCAAGTCTTCTAATACCAAATTTTGATATTTTACCAATTATCATAGTATTAAACAAATTAATACTAGAATTTATTCTTGGTAATCCATTAATATCAGAAACATATATGTATTTACCAGAATTGTATGTTAAATATGCACTATTTCTTTGGATTGCTTCAGTCGCTCGTTTATATGGTATAAATACAGTAGTGTTGCTGGTTATTCTATTACCCTTAACATAAGCAATACCATTTTCCATACCCACCGCTAGATGATCTCTAAAAATACGCATCATCTGAGAATGAGTTCTACCTGGATAAAAAACCTCACCAGAAACAATTAAATTTTGTTCAGGAAATAATTCTGTATCAGGTATAGTTACATTATGTACATATCCAACTTCATTTAAATCATCATACATATCAGTATGTTTAAAGTATGTTTCAACAAATTCCATTGCTGCTAAATTAGTTCTAAATGCAATGTCTTCTATAGTTTTTACACCATTATTATCAAATTCATCAAAATATTCCCTAATATCAAGACTAAATGATTTTACAGTAAAATTACCAGATTGTTCATATGTACGAAGTGCCATAATTTCTGAAATTAAAGCATAATCCGTTCTATTAAGTATACGTTCAACTTGTCCATCATTTATAGAAATAAGTTGAATAAAATCATCAGAAGTATTTAAGTTATAATCTACCTTCTCAAAAACCAAAGAAACCTTATACCTATCAGCACCTGGCGCATTAAAGTTTGGACTCCCTTGTGCATTATCATATAAAGAAGAATCGTCATATACCGTTACTATTTCTTCCTTAACTCGTAATCCGATTTTATATGTAGGTCTGTTAGAATACCAATCTAATGATATTGTTTGTTCATGGACAGCAACCATATTACCATTAATATAATATATACCCGCATCAATATGTGCCAACGAAGATTTGCCTTTTGAATAAACACCTTCTTCCATAATTTCACATTGGAAATTACTTTTAGGAACTTCAGTTTCAACACCATTTTTATCAACTTCATATTCTAATATAGTATCTAAAACACTTGTATGATTATATTCATTAACAAAATCTATGCTAAGTGCATTCCAAGTATGACCCAATTGACTCTCACATTGTCCTTGACTTGGATAAAGTGGTGATCCGAGAGAAGTTACCGCTGGTGAACCCACATCATTCTTGCACTCTCCATTATTAATTAAAGTACTACCAGCTATGTATTTTAAAAATAATGTATCGACATATCTATCATCACCTTCTATTCCTTGTTCCACATGAATAACTTTAGCCATAATACCGTCATCAGAAGTCGGATATCCTTCTAATGGGGTTTTTACTAATATTCTACCAAGAAAATCATAAACAGTATTATATGTCTCAGATCCGCCTTCAATACCAGTAGATCTTATTTTTATATAATCAACATTAACATCCACAGAAGATTGTCCTGGTATTACTATTGAACCATCTTTGAATAAATGATCAGATAACGATGATATCTGATTCTGTAATATTGATTGTATTTCAATCAACTCTCTGCCCTGAATAGCATATCCTGGTTTAAATAATACTTTTAAAAACCCATCAGTGGATTTATAATCATTATGATACGGCAATGTATTTAAATTTATACTCATATTTCAGTTCTCATATTTATTCGTGAATTTGTTATAACGATTGATATTTTAAATTAATTTAGAATTCAAAAACTACTTTGATATCTTCTATTTGATCTATAGCTCTAGATACTGGTTGACGATTTTCAATATATAATACCCTACCACGACCAGGCAACATGCATAACTCGTATAATGGAGTAGACTCACCACTTGCGTTGGAAACGAGGGTAGCACTTTCTTTAGAATATTCTGGGTGGTTAGGTCCCCTATAAAATTGATCCGTCGCAACTTCGTTAGTTGCGGCATCTATTGGATCACTTATAATACTAACTTGTCTAAATACCGATTCATCCCCATCCACTGGAAACATAGAAAAGTTTTCAGAATTTTGTTCATCATATTCCAACTTCATTGCCACCATTGCATAATATCCACCCAATTCTTCTACCGGATTAAACCCATGTCCATATTGTGGAGATATTATAGCCCTCATTCTACATTTTATAGGTGGATTGGATACCCCTGAGAGTATTGTAGCTGAAGCTGGATTCAATATAAGTGTATGTGGTTCTTGAGAAGAACCACTCCCACCAATAGTTGCAAAGGTATAATTTATACCCTTATTTAATATCTCAACACCTGATATCCTGTCGGTTGTTACTACCCCGTACGCACTGAAACCATACCCATCTGTGTCTGTAGGATCTATCCACACAATAGGGGCGATAATAACACTACTAGGTGGGTTGCTCACATCCAACCCTACAAATTCAGAATCAATAGTAAAACTTATTCCGCCTGACCCCGTATCCACCGTAGAACTGGTAATAGTTCTCCATTCACCAGAATCATTTCCGGTAGATTTTATAAACACACCATATCCGTTATAGTTTGAGTTATCAGCAACATTTTCAGAGAAAGTTATAAACCCACCAGAACTGTCGCTACCACCTACTAATCCGCTAATGAGGTTATCATCAATCAACACCAAATTCGGCAGATAACCAGACCCACCAGAAGGAACTACCGCCAACGCATCTGGGTCTGTATTATCATCTGGTAAAATCCTAACATGATCAATTCTACCAGTATTATTAGAATCCATTGTATTCATCTTAATTTGCCACTGTAGAGCATCTGATGAATTTGCATTTAAAGGATCTACCGTCAAAAACTTAACAGGCATATAATCCTTAGTTAAATACTTCAATGCATCAAATAAATAAATAGAATACATATACCTCCATATATAACCATCAGAAGTTTCAAATGGTTGTTCTAAATCAGGAACAGTAGGTTTTACCGTTGATGCGACTTTCACCACCCCATTATTAGCACTCCATTTAGAATTATTAATACATTTATATACACGATACTCGTTGTCATGCGACACTAAAACATATCCATTCGGTATAATAGATTCACTTCTATAATCATCATACATTTCATATACTGTTCCAGATTCCCAATCGATTCTAGGAACACATAAAGTTATTGAGTCTGGTCCAACCTTTTTAATTGCTGTCAGATTATTAATAATATCAAATGCACCAGACACCGAATCGGATGGAGTGGGTGGATTTGAATCATCAAACCACGGCAACGAATTTCCTATACCAAGATATATATTATTATAATGTGACGCAGAATAATATAACCACAATACACCGTTACTACCAGCAGACACAGCTGTTGTTGTTGTATGAATTGGACCATCG